GAGAGCCGTGGTGGCGGGGATGCCGAGCCGGTCCATGATTCCCCGGGTGGTGGTGTCGTCCACAGGGGCGACCTCCGTTCTGTTGGTGTTGGTGGGGGTGGTGTCACCCGGCGCGGCCGGATGCGTGTTCCGCCGCTCGGTCATCTGCGCGGCGATCCGCGCCTCGATGACCTCGGGGGAGTAGTTGAGCTCGGCCGCCATGCGACGGCGAGCGGTGGCGATCGCCGCGGGGGCGAGCGGCTCGGGAGCGGCGCGACGGCCGGCGTGCGCGAACGAGGACAGGTCGAACAGGTTCGATGCCTCGTCGCCGTCGACGTCGGTCCCGTCGGCGCCCTCGACTCGGTTCGCGAGGCCGGCGGTGACCGCCTCCTCGGCGGAGTACCAGGTCTCGGCGAGCATGATCGCGCGCAAGTCGGCGGTCTCGCCGCCGGCCTGCGCGGCGTACATGCTCGCGATGTTGTCGCTGATGCGGTCGAGCTGGTCTCCGTAGTCGCGCATGTCGCCGGCGTTGCCGATCGCCATGCCCCAGGCGTCGTGGACCATGAGCTCGCTGTTCGGGCTCATGACGATGTCGTCGGCGGCCGTGATGAGGAACGAGGCCGCGGAGGCGGCCAGGCCGTCGACGGTGGCCGTCACGGTCGCCCGGTGGCGCCGGAGTGCGTTCGTCATGGCGATCGCGTCGTAGACGTCGCCTCCGGGGCTGTTCACGAACAGGTCGATGTGGTCGACGTCGAGGGCCGAGAGCTCGGCCACGAACGCGGACGCCTCGACGCCGTACCAGCCGCCGATCGCGTCGTAGACGTAGACGGCGGCCGTCGTGTCGCCCTCGCCGCGGGGCCGGCTCTGCGAGTGGTCCTCGATGCGGAACCACGCGCGGGGCGTGACGTTCTGAGGCAGCCCGAGGGGCGTGCGTCCGGTCATGATGTCTCCTCTCCGCCGTCGGCGGTGTCGGTGTCCGTGTCGGTGTCGGGGTCGCCGGCGGGCGCCGGGTCGGGTGCGGTCGGCGCCGCGGCGGGCGCCTTGACCCGGGCAGTGTCCGGGTCCCGCTTCGGGAGGTGCGAGGTGTCGCGGAGGTACGCCTCGAGGTCGTCGTCGGGGGTCAGCGCGCCGCACTCGACGAGAGCTCGGATGCCCTCGGCGGTGATGGCGTGCTGCGAGGCGATGTCCTCGAACACGAGCCGCGGCGCCTTCGCGTCCCGGCCGAAGTTGAGGTCCACGAGGTCCTCGATGACGTGCTGGTTCGTGATCGCTGCGAACTCCAACGCGACGGTGTCGAGGCTCATCGTGAAGAAGTCCCGGAACGTGTTCCCGAGGGCGTAGGACCCGGTGGAGTCGTCGCCGCCGAGGCTGAGGAAGTTCGCCAGGAACGCGCGGGCGATCTGGTCGTCGTAGTACCGGATCGGGGTCATGGCGTCGGGCAGCTTGCCGGCGACGCCGTTGAGGGTCAGGCTCTGTCCGTTCACGAGCGCGGCGCCGGCGGTGTCGCCCGACCGGAACGCGCGAGCGATCGCGAGGCCCGCCGCGATGCCGGCCTGCTCGCGGGCGGCGACCTCGTCCGGTTCGAGCTGCCCGCTCGCGGTGTGGTCGCGGTCGGTGAACGTGGGGACGCCCATGCCGTTCCGCTCGACCGTCTGCGCCTGCACGCGGAGGAGCCGGTCCTTGAGAATCCAGAACTTGTAGGCCGGACGGAGGAGGCTCTGGCCGAGCCAGTTGCCGCCCTCGCGGTCGGACACGTGCGCGACGAGCTCGCCTACCTCGATCTTGACCCCGTTCTTCGCCTCGCGCTGCTTGATGTGCGCGAGCCCGCCGTCGCTCTCCACCTTCACCTCGCCGATGGTGCGCGGCGGAATCCAGAGGAGCTTGCCGAGGCGGGCCTGACGGGCGCCGGTAGGGGTCCGCTCGATCCGGTACACCTGCTCGAAGAAGCTGTGGCCGAACACGAGTTTCAGGAGCGAGAGCCGGAGGTAGTCGGCGAAGTCGAACCGGTCGCGCGTGCGGTTCAGGTGCCGCGGCGTCGTGGAGTCGTCGCCGACGATCGGGAGCCCGAGGTCCTCCGCGACGAGCTTGACGACGTCGGCGCGGGCCCCGTTCGGCTCGATGCGCCACTGCGTGCGGCGGATCGGCAGGGTGACCGCGCGGAACATCGCAAGGATCTGCGGGTCCGTGCGCCTCATGAGGTCGTAGACCTCGATCGATCGGGGCCACACGAGCTCGGGCGTGTTCTCGTTCTGGTCGAGACCCGCCCACCATGCGCCGCCCTCTGTCTGGTACGCCTTCGCGGCCTTCGCGGTCGCGGGCACCTTCGGCTCGTCGGCCATCTGGGAGGTCCTCTCGGTCAGAACGACATCCGGGACAGGTCACCCGTGAGGGTGTTCCCGCCGGCGGAGCCGTCGTCGGTCTTGCGGAGTACCGCCGGAGGCGGCGGGGGAGGCGGCGGCGCGGTCTTGCGCTGCCGGTGGAGCCACAGCGCGCCGGCCATGCCGATCAGGGGCGACACGTCCGACTCTGAGGCGAACCGGTCGATGACCTGCTCGCCGCCGAGCTGCTTGAGAACGGCCGTCGCTGCGGCGATGTCGAGGGCGGGCTGCTTGTGATGCCGGACCGTGACGTCACGGACGGCGTCGAGGAGGAGGCCGGTGCCTCCGGTGAGGGCGCCGCCCTGCCACTCGACGACTTCCAGAGGGAACTTCGGGTCCTTCTGTAGCTCGGCCATGAACAGGCTGATGGGGGCGCCTCGCCACTGCCCGGTGACCCGGTTGATGCGGCTGCGGCGGACCGGGTCGAGGAGGAAGTCGGAGACCCGGTCGGTGCCGGGCAGGCCGATCATGACCTCGGCGTGCTGCTTGCCGTCGCGGCGGGTGCCGACGGCGACGATCCACACGGTGCCGCGGTCGCTGCTCTGGTCGATGCACACGTCGAACCGGCCGACGATCTTGTCGGCCTCGCGCACGATCGGGGCACCGCGCTCGTCGAGCTCGGGGACCGGCTTGCCGTCCTCGTCGACGAGCGGCTCGCCGTCGATGTCGGTCGCCTGCACCGGCTCGTTCGTGCCCTGCTCCCAGGAGCCGGGAGCGAAGGGCCCCTCGAGGGTCGAGTCCGACCACTGGCAGAGGACCTCCGTGCGGAAAATCCACTCGGGGTCGGTGCGGGCGTCGCCGGCGATCTTGCGCTCCTGCACGCGGTACCCGAGGGCCGGGTTAGCCTGCGCCCAGCCGTCGCGATCCTTGACGGCGATGCCGGGGATGGCCGACCACTCCGCGAGGAACAGGGTGTCCTCGTCCTGTTCGAGCTCGTCGAGGAGCTCGTCGACCTCGTCCTCGTCCTCGGGGTCGATCGGGTCGACGTCGACGACGGACGGGCCGGGCAGCACGCCCAGCACGTCGCGGTGGAGGCCGTCGGGGTCGCCGACCGCCTTGTGCGCGAGGAGCCGGAGGTACCGGAGGACGACGCTCGTGATGTCGCCGGCGTTCGAGAGCCCCACGATGAGGCTCTCCGTCTGCGCGTTCGTCGTCTTCGTGATCGCGCCCCACGCGGCCCAGTTCTGCTGCTCGCGGAGCTCGTCGAGGAGGATCAGGTTCCCCGAGAGCCCGCGGCCGGCCTTCCGGCTCGCGGCCTTCACGAGGTACCGGGTCGCGTTCGTCAGCGTGACCATCTTCTTGCCGTTGCGCTGCGAGAGCTTCGCGATCAGCGTCGTCAGCTCGGGGTCATCTTCGAGCAGGGCGACGGCGCCCTCCCACACCTCCTCGGCGGTGGTCAGGTCCTGCGCGGTCCCGAGGACCAGGGGCCACTTCGCCTCGATCATGAACCACAGGGACAGGACCTGCGACAGGGTCGACTTGCCGTTCTGCCGGGCGACGAGCACGACGACCGTCTGGAACCGAAGCCGGCCCCGGCGGTCGAGTTCGAGCATGTGGATCAGGAGCCACCTCTGCCAGGGCATGAGGCGTATCTCGAGGACGACCGCGGCGAACACGATCACGCGGTAGCCCCACGACGTCGCCTCCTGCGTGATCCGGCCGCTCTCGTCGCGGACCTCGGGCACGAGCTCGCGGAGCGGCGGGGTGAACACGCGCGGCACGGCGCGGCCGTACCGCTTGCCGGGCTCTAGCTGCTCCCAGCCCTCGTGCACGACGTCGTCGTGGTAGGAGCCGTCGCGGGGGTCATCTAGGACCGCTGATCGGGGTGATGAGGCCGAGCTTTCCCGTCTTGCCACTGGTGCCCGCCTCCTCTGCGCCGTCGGTCTT